TATCTTCGGTCAAGGCGACTTCTTTGACATTGAAGACAATATCCAAGACATTGGTGGGAACCCTATAGATGTTGAGTTGATTAAGGCTCAACTGATGGAAGACTTCAAGAAAGACAAGATCAGGAAATCTATCGACCAGATTGAGTTGATGGCTGAAATCTATGGCACTGGCATTGGCGAGATTATTGTCTCGACAGAGAAGGAGTACATCCCCGCCACTCAACCTATCCCGAACCAGCAGGGTCAAGCCGCTATTGGTGTGATTGAACGTGATCGTATTGCGGTCAAGATCACACCTGTGAACCCCAAGAACTTCCTGTTTGACCCCAATGGGACATCAATTGATGACTGTATGGGCGTGGCTGTGGAGAAGTATGTCTCGATTCACAAGGTTGTGCGTGGTATTGAGCGGGGTATCTACCGCAAAGTAGACATCACCCCTACCTATGAAGACACTGATTTGGAGCCGACACAAGAGGTAAGCCAGTATCAGGACGAAAAAGTGCTGTTGTTGACGTATTACGGCCTTGTGCCTCGTGAATACCTCAACAATATGCAAGAAAACAAGGATATTGTTGAGTTGTTTCCTGAGAATTCGGCGGCTGAAGACTATACCGACATGGTTGAGGCCATTGTGGTCATTGCCAACGATGGTTTGTTGTTGAAAGCTGAAGAAAACCCATACATGATGAAGGATAGACCCATTCTGAGCTATCAGGATGACACTATTCCCAATCGTTTGTTGGGTCGTGGTACGGTTGAGAAGGCTTTTAATATGCAAAAAGCTATTGATGCCCAGACTCGTAGCCATTTGGATTCATTGGCGTTGACTACCAGCCCCATGATTGCTATGGATGCGACTCGTATGCCTAGAGGTGCTAAATTTGAGGTAAAGCCCGGAAAAGCCATCCTCACAAATGGCGCACCAGCAGACATCATGATGCCATTCAAGTTTGGCGCTACTGACCCAAGCAACTTGGCGACTGCCCAAGCGTTTGAGCGTATGTTGTTGCAAGCAACAGGTACGCTTGACTCACAGGGCATGGTCAGCCAAGCCACTCGTGATGGTGGTGGTTCTGGTATGTCTATGGCTGTGGCCTCGATCATCAAGAAATACAAGCGTACATTGGTGAATTTCCAAGAAGATTTCTTGATTCCATTCATCAAGAAGGCGGCTTTTAGGTTCATGCAGTTTGACCCAGAGCGTTACCCTTCTGTGGACATGAACTTCATCCCAACGGCCACTTTGGGCATTATTGCTAGAGAGTATGAGCAACAGCAATTTATTGGTTTGTTGCAGACTTTGGGTGCTAATACGCCAGTTCTGCCGATCATCTTGAAGGGCATTGTGGCTAACTCCAGCTTGACCAATCGCATGGAGATGATTAAGGCTTTGGACGAGATGATGAAGCCTAATCCTCAACAGCAAGAGATTGAGCAGATGCAAGCACAGTTGGCGATGCAAGCGGCACAAGCACAGATTGCGGTTCAGACTACTCAGGCTGAAGAAAACAAGGCCAATGCTGTGAAGTTGTCTATGGAAACTCAGTTGATGCCGCAAGAGGTACAGGCCAAGAACATGGCTTCTATCACCAAGAACTTGCCTAATGAAGATATGGCATCTTCACAGGAATTCGACAAGCGGGTTAAGATTGCTGAACTGATGTTGAAAGAGGCAGACATCAAGAACAAGTCTAAGATTGTCGAGTTGCAGATGGCTGACAAGCAAAGCAAGGTTGAGAATGACTTTTTAGACAGATTGTCTAGGGAACTCACATAATGGATATTCTTGACTTAGAGCGTAAGCTAGGTATTGAGAATATGACTGCTGATGAGCAGATGGCTTTGCTGACTGCGCTACAAAAGTCTGCTGAAGAAAAAGCCGCTAAAGCCAGAGAAGAAACCATAGGCAAGAGTGCTGAATTGGTTATTCAGGGCTTAAAGCGCATTAAGACTGACCTTGAGAGTCGATTTGCAGACTTGAATTCCTCTATTCAAGATCGTGCTTCTAACTTGCGTAATGGCATTGATGGCAAGGATGGACGAGATGGAAAAGATGGAAAGTCGGGTAGAGATGGACTCAAAGGCGATAAAGGTGACGCTGGTCGAGATGGGCGTGATGGAGTGGATGGTGCTGACGGTGTGTCTGTTACCGATGCTCGCATTGATTTTGACGGTAGCCTTGTTATTACACTGTCTTCTGGTCGTGAACTCAATGTTGGTGAAGTTGTTGCTCCTGATCTTGCAGAACGCATCAAAGTCATTACTAATGGTGGCGGTACTTCTCAGTCTGTACTTGATACTCTAGCCTCCCTACAAACTCAGATCACTAACCTGATTCCTAGCCAATCAGGGAATTCTGGAAAGTTCTTAACTACCAATGGTTCTACCCTTTCATGGGGTTCTGCTGTTGGTGGTTTGAGTTACCAAGGAACATGGAATGCGTCTACAAACACTCCTACTCTCACCTCTAGTGTTGGTATAAACGGCTACTATTATGTTGTTGATGTTGCTGGTTCTACAAACCTAAACGGTATCACTGACTGGAAAGCAGGGGATTGGCTGATCTTCAATGGCTCTACTTGGCAGAAGATTGACCAAAGTTGGGCTATTGCTGGTGTAAACGACAACATCACTTCCATGACTGGCATCACAGGTGGTATCTCATCACCTGACTTTATCCAGTTTGATACTGCCGCAACTGTTACTGATGCAACTGGCAAGTTGTATTACAACGCTGAAGATCAATTCCAAACATTGTCATTCCAGATGAATGGCAATCAGATTCAGCACATTGGTGAAGAACTGTATTACAGAGTTAAGTTGTCTTCTGCGGCAACCAAAGGCCAAGTGTTGATGTTCACTGGTACTCTTGGTGCTAGTGGTGGATTGAGAGCCGCACCAGCTACAGGTTTGCAACCAGAACAAGCACATTACATTCTTGGTGTTGCCGCTGAAACTGGCTCTACAAATGATTGGGTATTTGTCACCACTTTTGGTGAAGTCAAGTCAATCAATACAACTGGTGGCGCAGAGAGTTGGGCGCAAGGTGATGTTCTTTACTACAACCCATCTGTCACAGGTGGTTTGACCAAGACCAAGCCATCAGTGCCTAATGCTATTTGCATTGTGGCGGCTGTTGTTCATGTTGGCTCCTCAAATGGCGTATTGTTTGTTCGTCCTACTTACGGTTCTGTATTGGGTGGAACAGATGGAAATGTAAATTTCACATCGTTAGCATCTGGTAACACTTTGATTTACGATGCTGTGGCTGGTGTTTGGGAAAATGCTTTCCTAACTGATGGCACAGGTATCAGCATTACTGAGGGTGCGGGGACTATTACCGTTTCCAATAGCGGCGTTACTTCTGCTGTTGCTGGTACAGCAATCTCTGTGTCTAGCGGTACTGGTGCTGTAACTATTACCAATACTGCACCTGACCAAACAGTTGCATTGACTGGTGCGGGTACAACGTCTATCAGTGGTACATATCCCAACTTCACCATCACCTCAAATGATGCTTTTACAGGGACTGTGACTTCTGTCACTGGTACTTCCCCTGTTGCGTCTAGTGGTGGCAATACTCCCGCTATTAGCTTGGCTTCTGGTTATGGCGATACTCAGAACCCTTATGCTTCTAAGACTGCAAACTATGTGTTGGCATCTCCTAATGGTTCTGCTGGAGTGCCTACATTCAGGGCGATTGTTGCGGCTGACGTACCTACGTTGAACCAGAACACCACAGGGACTGCCGCATCTACACCCAAGTTGCTGACCACAAACTTTACAATTGAAGAATCTGGCGGTAAATTGCTGTTTAAGTATGGAGCAACGACAATTGCTTCTATGTCTTCAACTGGAGTCATCACCTCTGCGACAAACATTGTCGCAAATGGAACACCTTAAAGGAAATAAAACATGGCAACTCAAGTAACTCTTAATTCAGGCTCAGTTGATAGTGCTGGTAGCCTTGCACTGAAGACCAATGGAACTACTACTGCTGTCACGATTGACACTAGCCAGAATGTAGGTATTGGGACGAGTTCGCCTGCCAAACAGTTAGACCTTGCGGCAAGCAACACAGGCATCACAACAGGCGACCCTCTCAATACTCTGCGTTTTACCGATACGGATACCACATCTGCGGCTGGACAGCCTATGGGTCGTATTGAATGGTATTCGGCTGATTCCGATGGTGCTGGTGTTAAGGCGTATATCCAAGCGCAAGCAACAGATGGCTCTCCAGATGGCGATATGATTTTTGCCACCAACCACGTTTCAGGTGGTGGAACAGCAGAAAGAATGCGTATTCAGTATGATGGCAACGTAGGTATTGGTACGAGTTCGCCTGCTGCCACACAGTCTGGGTTAGACATTTCTTCTGGCGGGTTGTCATTGGTTGTTGGCGCAAATAACACCAGCAGTGCTAGAACAGACGCTACTACCAAAATTGGCAGGATTGCTTCGGCTCATTACACAAATGCAGAAGAGCCTGTAATGCTTGCGTTTACTGAAAACACTTCTACTACAAATGAAATTACATTTGGGGGTGGATCTGGCATCACAAATGCGGCTACATTGATTGCCTTTAGAACCGCCGCAAACAATACGACCACAACTGGCACAGAACGTGCCCGTATCGACTCGGGCGGTAGCTTGCTGGTGGGGACGACAGACAGCGCCGCCACTCGACTTGCTGCATCAAGTGGAACAGGTCATGTTATTCAAGGCGACAGTTATGTTGTCTTTTCAAGGCAAGCAACTGGTTCGGCACAAGCACCTGTTTTTATCAATGCGGCTGGTGTTGATTCACAACTAATTGGGTTTTATGCACAGGGAACGGCTGAAGGAAACATCTCCGTCTCAGGCACAACCGTGTCCTACAACGGTGGTCACTTAGCACGTTGGGCACAGACGATCACACCCAAAGACGAGTCGCTGGTCAAGGGCACTGTGCTGTCCAACCTTGACGAGATGAACGTCTACACCGATGCAGAAGGCAACCCTGTCGAGAACGAACAGCTCAACAAGGTAAAGGTCTCTGACGTTGAGGGTGACGCCAATGTCGCTGGTGTGTTCGTGAACTGGGAGCATGACGAGCAGCACAACGTGGACGAGATCAATATGGCGATGACGGGTGACATGATTATCCGCATTGCTGCTGGCACTACTGTTGCCCGTGGTGACTTGCTCATGTCTGCTGGTGACGGCACTGCCAAGCCACAGGGTGATGACATCGTTCGCTCCAAGACCATCGCCAAAGTCACATCAACCCATGTCACTTGCACCTACGCAGACAGTAGCTTCTGTGTGCCTTGCGTGTTGATGGCTTGCTAAAAGGCAATTCATGACCCCAGAACTTCAACGCTACTATGAGTCCCGCTTTGACATGATGAGCATGGAGGGCTGGAAGGACTTGACTATTGACATTGACAATATGATAGAGTCCTTGAATAATATAAGCGTGATTCCTGATGAAAAGACCTTGATGTTCAGAAAAGGTG